AATCTCTAATGTAATTAACTATGCCACAGCAGCTATTGAGCACTATATTGGTCAACCTGTTTTGGCTAATGATTATGTAGAAGTGTTTGACGGTGGTGTAAGTGCTGTTTATGTAGGCGCTCTTCCTCTTAATAATGTGTACCAAGTCTCAGAATTTGATGGAGTAGGCTATGATGTATTAGACGACCCTTCTACTATAGGCACTCCAATCCCAAATAAAAGTGATGCTGTATCATTTACTTTCTATGGTGGTGCGCATATCACAGAAAAAGCAAAGAAATTCGGTAAAAGTTCTCTTAAATTAGACGGTTCTGGCGATATGATTATCGCTGGAACCGTTCCTTCTCAGCTAAAATTAGAAGAAGAAGATTTTACTATTGAAAGTTTTATAAGAATTGATGAAGCATCTCTACAAAGTAATGCAATTTTTGCAATTAATACGGATGCTTCTAATTATATGGAGTTTAGAGTAGTTGCAGACAAAGGATTAGCTTTTGAAGCTAATATTTCTGGTACTGCAAGTACTATTGAAGGCGCAAATGCTAATATAGAGACACAACAATTTACTAAAAAGCAGTGGGCACACGTTGCAATGTCGCGAGATTATGTAAATGAAAGGTTAAGACTGTTTTATAATGGTGCAATTGTAGCAAATGATGAATTTACTACCTCAAATCTAACGTTTACAACTAATGTTGAGATTGGTCGTAACTCTTTTGGCACTACAACTAACGATTTTGATGGTTATATTGACGAAATTCGTGTTTCTAATAAGGTAAGGTATGACGCAGACTTTACTGCGCCTACAAAACGCTTTCGTCCAGATGAAGATACTGTATTTTTAATGCATTTTGACGGTAAACAAGACGATACAGAAGCAAAAGACGTTCACGCAGCACCTAATGAGTATATGTTTAGTCGTGATACAGGTAGAATTACTCGTGATGTAGGAGATCAAGGCGTACTTGGCAACTATCCTAGTGTTAGAAATAACTACCCAGCACTTACTTTAGGCGGTCCTCCTAAGTTTATGCCTTATCCTAATGGTATTAAGGTAGAATATCGTGGAGGTTATGAATCAGGAAGTGTTCCTTATGATTTACAACTGGCTACTCTTGACTATATTAAGCTAATTTATAAACAAGATCAAGATAAAAAGGGATTTAGCTTTGAGGGTGAGAGAGGTGATAGATATAATTTAAGTGGTAATTTGCCTCCACATATTCGTAGAATACTAGATTTGTATAGGGTGATTGACTAATGGCTGAAAAAGTTGGAATAACTGTAGACACTACTATTCTTGATGGCGGTAAGGAAATAACAGTAAAAACTTTTATTAAAAAACGAAGAGAAGCGATTAGAAAAGGTAAAAGGGGAAATAAAAAAGCCAGGTCAGTAGCGCTCAGAATAATGTCTGATTTTATTTCTACTAGAGGCCCTTTCAAAGCTCCTAAAGGTTCTGCTGCGTTTGAAAGAAAGAGCGCTGCTCCTGATGTGCAGGGAAGTTCTGCAAGTTTTTTAAAAGTTTTAGGGGTAGAACTAGAAAGAACAAGTATAGCTGGAGGTGCTGAAGTATTTCTAGAACTAAAACAAAAAACTACAAAAGATTTTGGAACAACTGTTACTGGAAGACAGCTTACCCGAGATAGTGATTTAGAATCTTCTTTTCAATCTTTTTTTGGTGTAGGTGATAGAGACAAGGTTATAAGAAAAGGAAAAGAAGTAGAGACTTTTACAGATACTCAGATAGATCAAATACCTTCTTCTACTCTTCATAAGTGGATTAATACTGACCAATCTTTAAAAGAATCCTTAATCAAACAGTGTGAACAAAAGTTTGAAAACTTTGCATTAATAGACTATTTAGACGCAGAACACGGAGGTAAGCCTGTTGTTAAGGTGTTGCCGGGTGCTGCAAGGGCTATGAACATAAGTGGTAATTTTAAAAAATTTGCAACACTTTCTGCTAGACAAAGTAGAGATTCTAAATCTGGTCGTGTTAATATACAAATAGATATTAAATTAAGTGATGCGTCTATAAAAATTTTTAATGACAAAGCAAAAGATGCAACAGAAAAGTTTCATGCTTCTTTAGGTAAGAATTTTTCAGGAAGATTTATTACTTATGCGCTTAAAGAGTTTAATGCCGCAGGTAAATTATCTCCTACTGATTATCTTGAATCTGTTATTTCGTTAGCAGAAGAGTTTGCAAAAGGTAGCAATACACCTTTAGTATATAAAACAATTATAAAGAGTAGAAAACCAGGAACAATAACGCAAAATGTAAATATAGATATCGCACAAAGAGGTGACGAGAAAAGACCTGGAAGATTTATATCAAAAGTGCAAATGACTGCTTTAGTACAAAGAGCTGTAGTGCAGAGGATGCCAAAAGGTCCGCGAAGAGGTCCCCCTCTTTCTGATGATGTTTTAACTTATCGGTCTGGTCGTTTTGCTCGTAGTGTGCAGATAGCTCTTTTAAATTATAAAACAAGTGTAATTAGATTTTTTTATGATCCCGTGTACCAGGTTCACGAGCCTACCAGATCTCCTAGTGATTTAATTGAGTCTTCTATTAGAGAAGTAACTCAACAATTATATGGTAGGCAATTTAATATTTTAAGAGCATAAGATGGCATCACGTAGAAAAGAAATTATAGAATTTATAGTTACTCAACTAAAAGAAATTGATGGAGCGGTGTCAGGTTTTGATGCCTCTTACACCTATAACACTAACGTGTTTAACAATGTTTTTCGTAAATTGAAATTTTTAGATGAGGTAAACGATTTTCCAAGCATTTATGTATCAGCGGGAACCGAAAATAGAGATTTTAATTCTCAAAATTTGACAACTGCAACTTTAGACGCTACCATAAGAATATACATTTACGGAGAAGATGACGCACAGAGCCAGGTAGATAACCTCCTACAGGATGTTGAACATGTTATTTACAGCCTGGGAGATAACTCTAACAGAGGTATTTTAGATATAACTATATCAAACATATCTACAGATGAAGGGTTAGTTACTCCTTATGGTCTCGGCGAAATTGAATTAGAAATATCTTATACTTTACAATAAGGAGAAATAATTATGGCATCTCTTAATCTACAGAGAAACTCTGAGGTGTTCTTTTCAACAGTTGATATTATTAACGGCGCTGCTGCAGCAAACATAACCCCTTCCAATACTTGGAAGCTTGAGGTTCTTGCTGGTTTTGCTGTTACTTCATCCGCTGCTACTCAGGACATCACCTCTCTTGAATCTGGCACTACTCCAGATAGATCTCAGCAACGTTTTAATACCGCTATTAATCCTGTTGACTGGAACTTCCAAGTTTATATGCGTCCTACTGGTGTAGAAACCGGTGCCGCCGCTGATGGTTCAGACGCAAAAACTAACCAAAGCGGTAACGTAATGCCGGTTGCTGACTGGTTCTTGTGGCAATCTCTAGTTTCTAATACCGCTGCTTCTGATGGTACAGATTATCAGTCTGTTTGGTCTAGTGGCGGTAAACTAGTAACTACTAATGTTGCTGCTGCAACAGGCTCTCATAGTTCTCGTTCTAACTTTTCTACCGCAGTAGAAAATCATTTATACTTCAAACTAGATAACGTTGTTTATCAGGTATCAAATGCAACAGTTAATCAAGCTACTGTAGATGCTGGTATTGAAGAAATTGCAACAACTACTTGGGCTGGTTTTGGTACAACACTAAAAGAGCTTACAGGCGATGTTCGTAACAATGCTATTGCTGCTTTTGGTGGTATTCTTAATGACGGAAGCTCTGTTACTTCTAACTCTAACCTTGTAATGGGTGTTGCTCATTCTTATCATCCATTCGGTACAACTAACGTTGCAGCCTCAACAGGCACTAACTCATTCATTAAGAATCGTCTTAGCCAAATTGAGTTCCATCATAAGCCGAGCGCAGCTGGTTCAGACGTTAAGTATGTATTCCCAGTTACTGCACTAAGCTTTGACTACAACAACAATATTACCTATCTAACACCAGAAGAACTTTCATCCCTTAATGCGCCTATTGGTCAGTTTACTGGCACTCGTGCCGTTACTGGTTCTGCTACTATGTATCTACGTGCTGGCGACACTGAAAGCGCCCAGTTCCTACGTAATATTGCTGATGACAGCAGAACTTCTTCTGCACAAACATCTAATGCAAACCTTATCATTGGCGGTGCTTCTACTGGTGACCCACAAGTTGCTTTCCAACTTGATGCTTGTCAGTTTGAGTTCCCACAACTTGCAACAGATGATGTTATTTCAATGAGTGTTAACTTCGTAGCACAAGAGCCTACAGCTACTAAGGGCGACGGCGGAGAAGTTAAGATTTTTGCTACTAAATCTGTAGCTTAATAAATAAATTCTGAGGGGAATTAACATTTTTACAGAGAGTGCCCACCAGCTTGCAATTTATAGGTTCCCCTCACCTAATGAAAAGCAAATTAACTGGTGGGCACTCACCTTATGAGGGGAAAATTATATGAGTAAAATCGGAAATCTAATTGCAAAGGAAACAGAGACTTGGGTCGAGTTTCCAGAAATTGATGGCTTTGAAATCCATCTAGTCTATCTTACCCGTGATGATCTAATGAAGATTCGTAATCGGGCACTTACTTACAAATTTAACAAACGCACCCGGCAACGTGAAGAAGATGTGGATAATGATAAGTTCTTAGAAGCCTATGCAGAACGTGCTATCAAAGGCTGGAAAGGACTTAAAGTAAAACATTTGCCCGTCCTTCTTCCTGTTGACATTTCTTCACTGGACGGTGATGAAAATGTTGATTATACTGAAGATGATGCGTTGGATCTTCTTAAAAATTCCACTATTTTTGATCAATTCATCACAGATTGTATGAATGATTTTGAGCAATTTTCAAAGAAGAAACAAGAGGAAGACGTAAAAAACTAACTGAATACCTTCGCAACGCTTATTTTGCAGGAGGTATGAATTTAGATCAATATTTAGAAATGTGTGAACAGATGGGGTGGGAACCTGATGAAGAGCAAATGCCTAAAGACCCATCCCAACTTTCTCTTAATGTTCAACAGGCGTTAATTCTTTTCAACGCTCTCCCAGATAACTGGGAGGGTATGTCTGGTACTTGGATGGGAAAAGATTATAGCGGATTAATGTCGATTATGGAAATTTATGAAATTGATGATCGACGAGCAGTATTTGAATTACTTAAAGTAGCCGAAGCAGAAGCTGGAAAATATTATGCTCAAAAAGCTAAGCAGCAAGAGTCTTTATCAAAGGCTAAGAGAGGAAGATAGTTGGCAACTACTATTAATGAAGTAAGAACACAATTTACAACTCAAGGCGCTGGTAAAGTTGCTAAAGATACTGAACAAGTTACTAAGGCACAAACACGTCTTGGACAGGCTTCTGCAGCTAGCGGTCGTCAATTTTCTTCACAAGCTCAAGGCTTAGGTGGTTTAGTTGGTGTATACGCTGGTGCAGCTGCGAATGTTTTTGCCTTACAACAAGCTTTTGCTGCTCTTCAACGAGCTGCTCAGTTTGAACAACTTATTGCTGGCACTAATACTCTAGCAGCTTCTGTAGGCACTTCTGGAACAACAGTTATTAATACTTTAAAAGAAATTACTAACCAACAATTAACTTTATCAGAAGCAGCAACTACAGCTAATATTTCTTTATCTGCAGGTTTTAATATTGACCAAATTCAAAAATTAGGTGAAGTATCTT